TGGAGTTGGCTCAGGATCTGGAGTTGGCTCAGGATCTGGAGTTGGCTCAGGATCTGGAGTTGGCTCAGGATCTGGAGTTGGTTCAGGATCTGGAGTTGGCTCAGGATCTGGAGTTGGTTCAGGATCTGGAGTTGGCTCAGGATCTGGAGTTGGCTCAGGATCTGGCTTAGGATCTGGCTTAGTTTCAGACCACCCTGATGCTAACATAAAACGCTTAGTTCTAAAGTCCGCCAAACAATAAAACTCTTTTTTATATAATTTAATCATATAATACCTTAATACGTTTTACTAGGCTACTTTCTGAACTACTTTTACGCCCATGCGCCCATCTAACATTTTAACCCCAAATAACGAAGACATAGATAAAGCCGTAGCTTTAAAATCAGGGTTATATGTAAGATTAGTATTAATGCCATAACCATCGCGGTTTATAGAAGCAGAGTCTACATTAGCCCCTTGAATAACAGGTGCGATACTCGCAAACGCTATACAATCCGCTACACCAAAGTACCCTACAGTTTTATAAGAGATAGCCACACCTCCAGTCACCCCATAATTAGCAATTGCTGTATTAGCTTGGATTGTGGATCTTAAAGGCTCTTTAATACTAATAGTTACCGCCCCTGTTGATGCAGTTACGTCGCCAGAAACAACTACATTACCGTAGCCACTGATTATCACAGTGTCCCCTGCTTTAAAAGTACCTGTGGCCTCATCAGCATTAGTTAATGATATGTTAGTGCTTCCCACTAAAGCGTCAGTAGCTAACTCAGCAGTTCCAATAGTCCCCGTAGTATGTAACTCTTCAGGGAAATACTGCGACATATATACGTCGAAACCTGCTAGTCTGCCAACTACACCCTCCCTGAGACCTGCTGAACTACCAGACTCATTTACTTTTTGCAATAGCCCCGCCATGTTATAGTATAAATCAGGTGTTGCTAAACAAAAGCGCCCAACAACAGGTACTTTAAATACATCCAACTGTTTAGCTATTTCTAAAAACTCTGAGTTAGTAGAAGGTAAAGATGTAGATACATCTATGGGGTGTATCGCAGGAACATTATTAACCTCTGCCAATACTCGGCTTTCAAGATCTTCTGCCATTCCTACAGCAACAGGGGTTACTACCCTTGATACATTAGTATCCATGAACTGCATTAATTTATCAGTGCTTATCATTTCACTAGGGTCTATATCAAGAGTTAATTCTTGAGTGTCTATAGGTACTGTAGTATCCAATTCATCGGTTATATTAAAAGAAATAGTGGATTCAGTTATACTTTGTTTAGTAACTTCTTGGCCGCTAGCCCTGCTAACGGGTTTTACTGTCTGTCTTCTGTTTACCCTAACTTGGTCGCCTGTTCGTGGGTTTTTTGAAAAATTAGCTTCTATGTCATTATTGAATAGGTTGCCAACTTGAATATTACCTTCCAAAATCTCTAAAGACTTTGCGGCTAATAAATTTGATACTGAAAAATCTGACATGTTATACTCCGTTGTTAGTTTACATTTTATATCTATAGTTATGCATACTGTTACAAACAGACTATATATTAAAAGTAATTATAGCCACAAGCTAAAAACACATTTATAAAATACAGTGGGCTACAAGCCCTATCAATCTTATAAATTAAGTATAGCACACATTTAGCATAGATATAAACCACTTTATATATATATATACAAAAATTTTATTTATTACGTTTCGCCATATCGTAAAGGTCATCTACAGATTGGTTCAAATTTATAATATTACTTGAACCTCCTTGACTGCCTTTACCAAATCCATTGTTACTAGGTTTTTCCCAATGCCTATAGACCTTTCTTTGCCCGTTTATATAATCTTCTATAGTGTATTTATCCCCTTGTTTATTGAATTTAGTGTTCCCGTTTTCATCTAAAAATATAGGGGTGTTATTATCGTCATAAGCACAATCATTCATCACGTGTAACGCTATATCGTAGTAAGCCGTTTCTTGCAAATTTAAATTTTGAGATATTGTTTTTACAGCATTATTTACGTTTAAACCTCTGAGTTGTTTTTGTAATGTCTCGTAGTTGCTTTGTGCAGCCTCTTTTTCCTCATTTAAAGACGTTAGCTTAGCATCAAATTGGGCTTGTTGTTGGGCTACCGCGGCTTTTAGCATCTCGTCAAATCTACCCTCAGACATTAGCTGCTTTTGCTTTTCAGTTTCAGCCTGCGCTTGCAGCTCTTTAAGCTTTTCAACCCCCTCCATACCGCCAATGCTTTCTAAACTTTGTTCTAAAGATTTCAAAGCTGCTTGACTCTTTCTTTTTTCGTTTAAAACTTCTTCATTATGTTTTAGTAATTTCTCTCTTTCTTTTTCCCAATCTGATAGATGCGTACCATTATCTTCGTTAGGTGTATTTTTATTTTTATCTATATCCATAGCTACAGCCTCTCACGCTTTTAATTTTAGTTTTTATGTTGATGTGTTTATATTAGTTTTTACATTCGGTACTACGTCACTGCTTTTACCTCCCTTAGCTCCTTCTATGTGAATACGCTCTAACTCGACGTCATAATTAACGTCGGTTAGCCCTAAGTCTGCCGCCCTCGTGTGGAATGATTTCTTAGATATAACACCTTGATTAATTAACCCGCTAGCAGCCATTAGATCATTTATATCTTGGATTTTGGCGCTAAATTCTGCAAAACCTTTATACTCTATATTTTCAATATTTTTCTCGCCTAATATGAAGGCGTGCGCCCTTAGCACCATAGTGTATTGTAAAGACACTGCTTTAATTATAGACTTTAAACCTATCTCAGACATCAATCTGCGCTGTAATATAGACTCGCCAGATTCTAAAGTGTTGGATACGTTTAGTAGCTTGCCTGCATAAGCTTGGGCGGTTTCTGTGTCATACTCTATTTTTTGTTTTATAAATTCTGACCCCGTTTTCATTTCTATAAAATTTATAGATGAATCTTTTTTTCTAGTAGATACTACATTATTCGCCCCCGCACATATATGCTCCATTTCAGAATCTTCAAAACCCGAAAAGAAAGTAAAAGGGTCGCCTTTTGTACCTATTAGTTTATTCCATATAGCATTATTCCTGTATATATGCAGGCAAAGGTGAGCTATAGGCGACAAAGGCGAATTAGCAACCTCAGAATTTAGGCTTCTAGGTGTTATAATATAAAAAGGTATAAAATCAAAAGTATTACCTTTATACCTCGGTGTTTCTGACATTATTAAATCAAAGTTTTTGTCACGTAATTCTTGCGTATAGATTCCGTCCACTAAACGTAATACCAAAGTTTGTTCAGTAGCCTCATAACTGTACGTTTCATCATTAAACTTATACTCATTTTGCTTTAAGATAACAAAATCAACTGACCCTTGAGCGTCTACGTTCCAAGATATGATGTCTTCTGTTTTATACATTATCTCCTTTACACCAATATCGGACGCGTCAATCTCTAGTAAAACTCCTACACGCCCCATAGTTATTACTTCTCGTAATACTTTTTCGTAAAATTCGTGTATATAGTTACCTTGAGACATTAAACTGCTATTGTCAGCTACTAAAGTAGATGGCTGAGATAAAGCTAGACCCATCATTGCGTGCATTGCTTGAGAAGTTAACTCGGGAAAATCTGTTAGTTTTAAGAATTTTGTATAGTAGTTCTGCATACCCCCATCGCGCGGTAGGTTTGACGGGTATGATAGGTATTTGGTGCCCTCACGTTTTATTTTTGTATTGCCTTTTAAAGCATCACGCATAAACACCCATTCACCTAGATAGGTTTTATAATCCTCATGACTATTTAATCTATTAGACACTTTAAGCCCCCCATACTTTAAATCCTGTGAATACGTTATTGCTGTTACTATATACCCCGTAGCATAGATACCTTAGACTATCTATAATGTGGTCTATGCCCTGCGTCTTATCTGGCTCACCTTTTTTATTATATGTCTGCTGCTCTAGCGCTGCTATAACATTCGTACAATTACTAGTAAACTTTATATTATTGCCTTTTAGTTGGGTATTGATTAGGTTTATAGTATCTCGGATTCTTGGATTCCCAGAGTCTTCGTATACAACGCTCTTGAATCCCGCCCCATGTAATAAGTCTGTGTTTGATGTGTTGCTGCTAGTATGCCTATTTCTACCGCTTGCGTCAGGGTATATAACTGCTCTTTTTATGTTATACTTAGCTTTTATACTATTGATAAGTTCAAAGGTATCATATGCCCCCGCTATCTCGTCAAAAATAAATAAATTGTTATGCTCGTCTTTTACGGCAATTACTGCTGCCATATTTTGTATATTAAAATCACACCCTATATATATGTCCATGTTATCATGGTAATTTATATGGTCATTTACCACATGCTTATCACGCTTAAAGTAATTATATACGCTACCAGACTCCATATTAACGAACTCTGCATTTAGGTATGCCCTGCGTAATTCATCAGGCAGATGCTCAAAGTTAGCTACAAAAGACTCAACATCTATAAATGGGTTACTCCATACGTCCGCTGTCACTAGTTTGCGTTCGGGGTGCTTGTCTCCTATAACGTCATGATGAAAGTGTTTATAAAGAAACTTAAACCCCTCGGGTGTGCTGCTGAAGTTAAGCCTCGACATGTTTTTAAAATACTTTTTATCAGCATTTGCGACCCTAAAACGCCCAAAGACTTGTCGGAACGCGGAGTTCATAACCTCCTCTGGTACACGGTCGCACTCGTCTATATGGAAGCTTGCTGTATTAGACCCCATGATTTTTTCAGCATTATCTAAAGACCCAAAATGTATCTCACCATAATGCGGTATATTTAAGACTTTAGGGTTTCCTTTAAATGTGCAATTCTTGCCGATCTCAAGCCCATACAGCGGTAATACTTCATATAAAGTTGGGTATGCTGCTATATCCAATAACTTAGTGTAAGGTTCTACGAATTGAACAATATACTTTTGCTTAGGCACTCTAAGCCTATTTTGTATGGCCTTGTGTAGGTTAGTAACTGTTTTACCTGAACCAAAACTACCCACGAACGCAGTTATTAAATGCGTTGAGTTTATGAACTCTAGTTGTGGCTTTGAAAATCTAAGCTTTTGGCGCATGTTCGTTACTTAACCATCTAGGTCTTGATCGTCTTTTTTAGAATACAAGGCGTTTTCTGTTATAAAGTTTCCCCCACCATTTATATCAATGTGTTCTACTTTCTTCCAACTTTCTGGCTGCGCACGTTCTAACCAATCTAGCGATTTATTACTAGAGGTTATAACTTGCTCTTCTGCCCTAACGGCTATATAAGTTATTGCCGCATCAACAAGATATTTGAACTCTGTGTCTGGGAAGTTTTTTAGTGTACTAAGATCAAGACCTAAATGCACGGCAAGGCCGTTTAAAGTGGCTATACCTCTTTTATCTCTCTCTTTGCTATCAAAATAAGCTTTTATTGCGTCTTTAAAGTCGTCAACAGTGGCGTATTTATTATGTTTATTTGGGCTAGGGTTAAAATCTATTGACATTATAAAGCCTTACTACGTGTTATAAAGGTTATTATAGTATTAAATACATACGAATTGCAACTTTTTACCAATTTTATGCCATAATATACATAGTTAAACAATAAAATATAATAACTAGGGTTCTAAGATGCTTGACACTAAGCCATATTATACCATTCATACGGATATACTAGATATTAATATATTAAAATACAATGCGTCTCGGTTGCGGGGGTGTGTTAGTTATTTAGCTACTGATACTTTTTCAGATAAAATGTTTATACAAGACCAAGGCCACAGGCTGCGTGTTTGCTTGTATAGATCCATCGTTGCAGATTCTAAGAGTCCAGAAGCTAAGTTATGTATTAACCGTAATGCTACACTTAAGGCCAATATATACCTGCCTAGTTTGCTATATCTGTCTAATAGTGTATATGTGTCTGGGATTCTGAGTGCCTTAGATTCCTTGGATTCTCAGTATAA